GAAAACCGTTATTTGTGTATTACCAGGATGAAAAAAATGGGTTTATTTATGTAGATTACGACAGAATTTGGGTATTTTTTGATTCTATTTTTGGTCTGAGTTACTTGCAAACAAAGGAGATTCTGACTATATGGTTGGAGGAGACCTATAATTTAAGGGGATTCACACCTATCCTTCAACATTGTCTTTCATGAATTGAGGTTGGAGGAGACCTATAATTTAAGGGGATTCACACCGAAATTCGGTGTTGCTCCTTCAATTCCCGAGTTGGAGGAGACCTATAATTTAAGGGGATTCATACCTGCCATGCTTCCACAAAACGTGGGTCCGTTTGTTGGAGGAGACCTATAATTTAAGGGGATTCACACCCACTTTCATCAAAACGGGTTTCTTCCATAATGTTGGAGGAGACCTATAATTTAAGGGGAGTTACACCAAGTTATATGATTGATTGGATGTATAACATAGGTTGGAACAGACCTATAAATTAAAAAAACCCCACCGTTAAAGATGAGGTTTAGATTATTTAAGTGATAACCATTTTGATTTATAATTTTTATTTGATCCGCAATATCTTGCATAATCATTAACCATTGGTCTTCCCGTGTTATAACACCCACAAACGATTGTCCAATCACCATATCTATTATGAAGTTTCCGTAATAGTTTCATACTTGTCTCAATATTTAATCTAATATCGTTCATAATCCTATTATTGGAATAATCAACTTTATTGATCCAATCGGAAGTTGCTGGCATGATCTGCATTGGTCCGAGAGCTCCAACACAAGAAGTCCTTGATGGATTATATTTCCAATCAAAAGGTCCTCTATATGTTGTTTCTTTATATGCCACATTATATGCAACATATTTCGGAATATCATACTTATCAGAATATTTCTCAATATACTCATACATCATTAACGATGTTGGTGAGTTTGGAGATACACTACCATCACCTTCAAAATATCCATCAGGGTGAGTTGTATCCTCAGAAAAACTTGATAGTTGAAATATTACACCAACACATAGTGTTAGGTAAACTACTTTGAGTAAGTTTGATGTTTTCATTATTTTGGTGTGTTAGAGAAGATATTTCTAGCATATAATTTAAACACTGAAATACCGATAGAGTCTTGGTATGCGGTATAATTACCGGTTTTCTTATCAATTATGATAAGGTGGTTGTGTTCATCAAGTGCCAAATTCACTTGGGATCTATTCACTTTAATCATACTGATTGTTGGTTTCTGATCCCCAAACTTACTGTTATATGTTGATCCGGCATAGAATCCTGCAAACAACGACACCCCAATAAATGATAGGAATACTACATTTTTAAATAGGGGTTTAAACTTCACCATAAAGGTTTTGATTTTTTCTTTCATAATTTTTGTTTTTAAGATTTCTACAAAGTTATAAACATAATTGGGATTGCCAAAAGAAATCTTGTTTTTTTATTTATTAAAGTATTTATGTATATGATAGTTGATGTGTGGAAACCCAATTTTGGTAAGATAGATAACAAAAAATGTGTTATGTCTTATGGACTTGTAGATACAGATCAATTTTTAATTGAAAAGAAAACAGGGTGGAAAGTAAGGTACACTTGTGATGTTTGTTGTGATGGGAAAATACATACAAATAGAGGTGGGAGTTTATTTGGTGTTACGACAAAATTAAACACTATTGAAAAACAAACTTGTAGGTCTTGTAGAAGTAGATTTTCAGAACATGAAATAAAAAAAACCTACATACCATTTTCAAAAATTAAAAAATCAATAGAGGGTAGTAATTATATATTGATAAACTCTGAAGAAGAGTATATGGGTAGTAATAATAGATCGCAATATAAACATGAAATTAAATGTGAAAATAACCATAATTTATATGATACTTGGAATAATTGGAGTAAAGGTAAAAGATGTAGATTGTGTTATGAAACTAACAAATTTAATAATGCGGTTAAATATAAAAATGGATGGGAAAGATATAAATTTTTAGTGTGGTATTATACTGAGAAATCATATAAAAAACACTATAAACATATAAATCCGAATAATTTAAAAAGAGGTAAAGAATATCATTTAGATCATAAATACTCATTATATGAAGGGTTTTTAAATAATGTGTCTCCAAAAATTGTTGGAGGGTATAATAATTTAGATGTGATAACGAGAAATGAGAATCTTAAAAAACATAAAAGTTGTTCAATAAGTTTAAATGAATTAGTAATGTATGAAAAAGTTAATTAAAGAATCAGGGATAAGAGATATAAATAAACTTAGACGTGAGTTTGATAAAGTGATTATTGTGACTCATCAGGATAGCGATGGTGTTTTCAGTGGAATTGGAATGAAAAAGTATTTTGAAAACTATGGTTTTAAGGTTGTTGATGTTCAAATAATACAATATGGTGATAAGGAATGGTCACTTAAAAAATCAGACCCTAACGATAAGATATTATATTGCCTTTGTGATTTCGCCCATGGCAAACCGATGTTTACGATTCATTTAGATCACCACGACACACAAGCTGGTGTTGAACAGGGAACCGCAACAAACTTTAAAAGTTCAAGATCAAATGTTGAAACGATATCACAATCAGTTTCACCAAAAGATATATTTTCACCTGAAGACATTACATTAATTTCAACGGTAGATTCTGCCGATTATGCAAAATACGATATTACACCTGAAGAGGTTATGAATTACTTATTCAAGTTGGATAAGGACAAATCATTACAAAGAAATAAAATGTTAATGGGACTTGTTGTAAATAAGTTATTGTTGGCATATAAGAACAAACCAGGATTCCTTGAGAGTCTTGTTATGAATTCAAATCCCTCTTTATTAAGTGTTCTCAATAATATTAAGGCTGAGATGATTGATAAGGGATATGCAAATATTGAGTCACTTGAAAAAAACAAAGAGGATTATGTTAGATCAATGAAAAGATCTTCAGATGTTAAGGTTGAGGATGGTATTATTGTTCAGTATGGTGGTGGTTATATGATGAAACCTGGATCTTATGACCGATACACACCGTTTAGAAATAACCCTGATGCTGATTTTATTGTTATTGCTTGGCCTTTAGGTTTGGTTCAAGCGTCTTGTAATCCATTTAAAAAAGAGAGAGCACTTAAGGGTGTTAACTTGGGTGAGATTAAAGATGAGGTATTATCTAAATGGGAATCACAACTTAAAACGAGGGAGATTCCTTTATCGACAATCAAATGGGTTTCTGAATCTGGGAAGGCGTTTGGTCCTGAATCTGTTGGTTTCACATATAAAGATTTTGATGCCTTATATGGTAATAAGTTGGAGGGTGATACTGGAAATGATTTGAAGGGTGATATTCGGGTTGCGATGGAAAAACCATTCACTAGTTTAACTGAGGATGAACAAAGATTGTTGGATTCCATTACGGTAAGTGCTTGGGATATTATAATGGCAAACAGTGGGGGTCATAAATGTATTACTAACATTTCTGGATTAAGTTATTTGGGTAGATCAACAAGACCACCACAAGGAAAAAGTAAATATGGGGCAAAATCTGATGATTCACCATACATTAAATTTACAAAAATGATACAGGATGAATTTGTTAAAGTGTTGAAAGAAAAAATTGGTGAAGATGGTGGTGATAGATATGAACCTGATTTTGAGGTTGAGATTGCCGAACAATTGGATTTAAAAAAAAAAGAAACTATTAATGAATCGGTTAATCCTAAATTTAAATCTGTTTTAAAGTGGTTAAACAAAGAGTTTGGGGATCTTACTCCGGTGGTTGAAGATGATAAAACATATTATGTTGATGAGGACCGAAAACCGTTATTTTTCTATTACCAGAATGAAAAAAATGGGTCTGTTTATATAAATTACGACAGAATATGGGTGTTTTTTGAATCCATTTTTGGTCTGAAACGCCCGCAAACACTGGAGATTCTGAAGGTATGGTTGGAAGAGACCTATAATTTGAGGGGACTCACACCTTTTGTTTTTGAATCGAACAAAACCTTACCTGTTGGAAGAGACCTATAATTTGAGGGGACTCACACCTAAAAAGGGACGGTTCAATTTACCATCCAGAGTTGGAAGAGACCTATAATTTGAGGGGACTCACACCTATAGGTGATCAAGTAACTTTGTTAGGAACGTTGGAAGAGACCTATAATTTGAGGGGACTCACACCTGAATTTCTGTTTAAATATGTTCCTATGATGTTGGAAGAGACCTATAATTTGAGGGGACTCACACCAGAAAATTTATAAGAAGCGTTACGGTTCTAAGTTGGAAGAGACCTATAATTTGAGGGGACTCACACCAATCCTGGCCAATTGGGCATTGGATTTTTGTGGTTGGAAGAGACCTATAATTTGAGGGGACTCACACCAATAATCAATCATAACATTTGGTCCTTTTACGTTGGAAGAGACCTATAATTAAGGTTGATAAAAAAGAAAATATAAAAAAATTGTGGTGGACATAAATGAATAGATTACTATATTTATAGTATATATTTGTACAATGTTAATAACCAAAAATCTTAAAATTAGAATTACAGGTAATGTTTGTGATTATTATAAAAAAAATAACATTAATGTTATTTTTAATGTGGTTAATGATTTACCGATAGAATTGGTAAACCCCCAAAGTCATCTGTTTGTTGATGCGAAATGTGATGTTTGTGGGAAAGAAGTTAAAATACAATATAGGAGATATAACCAATCAATTAATCGTGGGGGTTATTATACGTGTTCATCCAAATGTTCAAAAAATAAAAGAGATATAACCGTTACTCAAAAATACGGTGATAAGTCAATTTTTAAAACTGAAAATTTTAAAGAAAAATCCAAGAAAACAAATTTAGAAAAATGGGGAACCGAACATTTTAGAAGTAGTGATCTATGGAAAAATGATAATGGGGATAATGAGAAGTCAAAAAGAAAACTAACAATATTTAATAACTTTTTGATTGAAAACCCACAAGTTATTGGGCAAGATGATGAAAATTTTATTATGTTGTGTGATATACACGGAGAAGTTAAAACACCTAAACATATATTTTCAAATAGAAAATTAGTAAAAACAGAACTTTGTTGTGAGTGTAACCCAGTTGATAAAAACATCTCAGGTAAGGAATTATTATTATTAAAATTAATCTCAACTTTGTATGATGGAGAAATTATCCAATCGTATAAAATTGGTAAAAAAGAAATTGATATTTATCTACCAGATTTAAAGTTGGGTTTTGAGTTTAATGGTTTGTATTGGCATTCAGAACAATATTTAAATAATAATTACCACATTGATAAAAAATTGTTATGTGATAAAAATGGTATTAGGTTAATTCATATTTTTGAAGATGATTTTGACTTTAAGTTAAATATTATTACGTCAATCATTAAAAATTTACTACAAAAATCGGATAAAATTTATGGTAGAAAAACTGAGATAAAAGTCATTACAGAAAAATCTATTGTTAAAGAATTTTTAAATGATAATCATTTACAGGGGTTTGTTAATAGTAATATTAATTATGGGTTATATTATAGTGGTGAGTTAGTTTCTTTGATGACTTTTATGAAGACTAGAAAAATCTTAAATAAAAACACAAAAGAAAATGAATATGAGTTAGTTAGATTTTGTAATAAAATTAACCACACCATAATTGGAGGGGCATCAAAATTGTTTAAACAATTTCTTAAAGATTATACCCCAAGTCGTGTTTTATCGTATTGTGATATTTCTTGGGCTAATGGGAATTTATATCAAAATTTGGGGTTTGAGTTTTTTGGGTTAAGTAAACCAAATTATCATTATGTTATTAACAATAAAAGGGAAAATAGAATTAATTATCAAAAACATAAGTTAGTTAAAAAGGGTTATAACATTAAATTAACCGAACAACAGATAATGAATAGTTTGGGTTATTATAGGATTTATAATTGTGGAAATGAAAAATATTTGTATGTTAGTTAAAATAGATACGATCACCTTCAACTATGTCGTACTTATTACAAGTACCTCCAAGAACTTCTAAGATCATATCACCATTACCTTGGTATCGATCGCATTCATTTGTTAAACAGGGTTTACAATTATGGTGTATTTTGTTAATAGTATTTGCCTTTATAATAATAATATCCAAGGGGATTATACAATTTTTCATCCAAAATGAATGTGGTTTGTCTTTCATTAAAAATAACATCCCATCAAAATCATCGTTGAATTTTTTGTTCATCATACCATTTTGTGTATCTTTATCTGTGATAACACATTTGACATTAAACAAATTGTTGTTTATTATTAATTCCATATATGTATAAATATGGATAAAAAGCAAAAAGTTGAGAGATATGCTGGAATCTTGGTTAAGTATAATAATAAAGTGTTGTTATGTAAGAGAAGTTCCAGTCATAAAACATTGAAAGGTGTTTGGTCAATTCCTGCGGGTAGTATTGAGGAGGGTGAGAAACCTAGAGATGCGGCAATTAGAGAATTTTATGAGGAAACAAATGTGTTAATTGATAATGCGGATGATTTGGAGTTGGTTGGTGTTATAAATCGTTATGCGAGAGATAATAAATATATTAAAGGTGTGATGTATGTTTATGTGATTGAGGTGAATGAGGAGTTAATTCCTGATTTGGTAAATGCTAAAGATGGTGAGGAACATACTGAATGTGGGTATTTTACAATAATAGATTTGCCTTTTGATGATCATAAGGATCAACTATTTAAATTAATTTTAAAGAATTTTTAAAATAAATTAATTTTTTTTGTTTTATGTGATATTTATGTGATACAAAACAAAAAACAATATCCCTTCTAACTTATTGTTGGTTTAAAACCTTAAAAATCCCATTAAATTTGTAGTAAAATTTATTGGGATTTTTTTATTTCATAATATTTTTGTATCTTTGTGATTATGAATAAACAAGGAATTGTATTAAAGTGGTTAAACAAAGAGTTTGGTAATTTAACTCCGGTGGTTAAAGATGATAAAACATATTATGTTGATAAGGACAGATTGCCGTTATTTTACTATTACCAGGATTCAAAAAATAGGTATGTTTATATAAATTACGAAAGAATTTGGGTATTTTTTGAATCCATTTTTGGTCTGAAAGACCCGCAAACACAGGAGATTCTGAAGGTATGGTTGGAAGAGACCTATAATTTAAGGGGGGTCACACCACTATTCCGGATAAAGATTTGAAGTTCAATGTTGGAGGAGACCTATAATTTAAGGGGAGTCACACCTAATAATTTTTCTTATTTCAGTATTCTTTTGGTTGGAAGAGACCTATAATTTAAAATGATATGATAAATAATATAGAACAAATAAAAAAACTATTAAATTTCCAAAATATTGGTGACTTCTATTATTGTCTTATTTTAAAGAGAAAGAAGGATCAACCTGAAGGTGAGAGAGATAATCACCAATCGGTTAGAACAATAAAAAGTTATTGTATTGAATCTGTTGATCATTTGGAACGTAGATATGATGAAATTAAACAACTATGTGAGATGTTTAAGGCAAGAGCATATATTCACGTACAAAAACAAAACCATAAAGATGTTTCGTTAAATATGTTGGCATCGCTTGCTGAACGTATTAGAGATGGTGCATCTAATCAAAAGGGTTTATTTGATTCAATGGTCGGACAAATTAAAACTCAAGAGAAGAGATGGGTTTGTGATATAGATATAAAGGATCTTGAGTTTGTTGGTGAAGTTGGTGAATTTATTGATAGTTTAAGACCAGAAGGTCCTAAATGTAATGCATGTATTCCGACCAAAAATGGTTATCATTTAATTACTGAGAGATTTGACGTTAAGACATTTTCTGAAAAATATCCAGAAATTAGTATTCAAAAAAAAAATCCAACATTACTTTATTTTCCAAATAGTTTGGCAGATTAAAATAATCTATATATATTTGTGATATGAATAAGACGACATTTAAAATTAAAATCCTTAACGATAAGTTTGGTGAATTGCTAAACGAAGTATTTATTGATGAGACCCAATTCAAGATATTCTTGGATATGATTCACGGGTGTTTGGAATTAGAAAATGATTTAAGATTTTTTAATGGGAGAACATTCTTGATTAACATACCATTTAGATTTTTGTCTGACTCAATTATAGTTACAGGAACTCAAGAGATTGATATGATGGATCAAGTTAAAAGTAAAATTGAATCACTAATAACAAATTAAGTATTATGAAAAAATTAGTTTATATTATCGCACTTGGAATTGCAATGGTTTCTTGTCAAAAGGAAGTTATAACACCTAACGATCCCCCATTACCACCACAACCTATCATTACAAATAATGGTCCAATTGATAGTACTTTGAATTTGGTTGGGCAGACGTGGGTGATTACAAAGATCTTAAACACGAGTTATGATCAGGAGTTGAGAAGTGATACAATAAAGTTTATCACAAATACTACTTATAAATTTAATGGGTATAGTTCAACTTATAGTTTTTATAGTACAACATACAACTATAAATTGAATATGAATAACACACCTTGGGGTCATATTAGTGGGTCAATGTTTGATTACAATTTAAGTCAGGGTGTTTTAGATAACTGTACTTTTGTTGATTATTTTACAGGTTACTATCGTTGTAGAATTTGGATGCACAGGATATAATATTTTCCTTGTTTTTATAAAACAAGGTGGTGGAGTCAGACTTTATTCAGGTCGGCCTAATTAAAAGGAACATTATTGTTCCTTTTTTTGTTTTAACGAATCTTATCTTTCCATTTATTTGTTAAAATAACCAAATCATTTTTAATTAGAATAATTAAATCATCTTTTTTAATTTTAGGGATATCTCTTGTTTTAAAAATATAACCATTTTCGTTGCAATATTTTTTTGCGTACTCAAATTTAGATTTATTAACTTTTATTAAATTTAATTTTTTTGGTTTACATTCTATTATATATTTTTTATTAATTACAAAATCTGGAAAATAGTTCCTATGAATTCCGTCAATTTCGTATGGTATTTTATATTTTTCAGATTCACCATTTTCCCAAGATAAATTAAATCGCTCAATAACATAAATCATATAACTTAACTCTAATAAACTTCTAAAAAACCAATCTTTATACCAGCCGCAAATGCCATTGCCTGAATTTATTGGTGAAGGTTTTCCATACATATTATTTTTTTCACCACTATTATTTATTGATTGTTTTTTTTTATATTCTAACATTTTTTCATCGGCAATCACTTTACCATATTTCTGAACCCAAATATCGTAAAATGATTTACCGTACATTGGGTTATTTTCACCTATAGTTAATGAGGATATTTTTTTTCTAAATTCTTCAGTTTTATAAGTACTATAATTACGATCCTCAAGCATCATTCTTTTACTTTCTTCCGTATGTTTTTTACCAAAAAAAGGATTTAACTCACCAAATTTACCAAACATAGGATTATTTTCACCTTTAACTCTTTCTGACATTCTTTTTTTTACATCATCAGTTATTACTTCTTTTACTCCACAACTTTTACATTTAGATTGTTTTTTTTCGGCATTTAACATATTATATTTGTTTGTGTATTTTATTTCACAATTACATTTTGGGCATTTTCTTTTAAAATTTGTCATAATAATAATTTTTTACTATATTTGTATTCGGTATCAGAAATACCTCTAATAATAAATATATGGATATAGAAAAAAATATAGCACTCCCCGAAAAGATTTTGTATCTTGTTAGGGGAGTGCCTTGACCGGGGTCAGGTAAAAGTACATTTGCAAAAACTTTAGGTGGTCAACATTATGAGGCGGATATGTACTTCGTTGATGAAGAGGGTAATTATAATTTTGATGTATCCAAAATCAAAGATGCTCATCAGTGGTGTCAGAGAATGGTTATTGCTCATATGTTATTGGAGAATCCAAAGATTGTTGTTTCAAATACATTCACACAAAAGTGGGAAATTGAACCATACTTCAAATTGGCAGAACAATATGGGTATAAAGTTTTTACTATGATTGTTGAAAATCGTCACGGAGGTATAAACCAACACGGAGTTCCTGACGAAGTATTAACTAAAATGCGTGATCGTTTTGAAATTAAATTATAAAATATGAGTAGATTAGATAAACTTAAAGAACAACATCCTGACTTGAATATTAGTATCATTGATATGATTGCTAAAATAGATCCAACGGAAACATATAAGTATACTGAATTTTTGATTAAAACATTACAAAAATGGAATGGAACTGGTGATCCTGCATTGTTTATTGGGGTTGATCTTTTTGGTGATGAAAATGTTGAAACATTAAATGAGTTTGAGAATCATTGTAAAGCCAAAAGAATTAAAAATTCGGATATTAGTCAATACACAGATTTTGTGGGTATGAGAAAGGAAGTTAAACTTGTTGATGAAATTGTTAAACAAAAGGAGTTTGAGAAACAAACCAAAAAGATTTATGATGAGGATGAATGGTTAGTGTTAATTCCTTTGAGTTTTGAGGCGTCCAAGTTGTATGGTACAAACACTAAATGGTGTACGACTCAAGAAAAATATTGGAATGAATATATTAAACATAGTAAGTTGATTTACATTATTAATAGATCAACTAATGAGAAGTTTGCAATATCAAGTAAGAAGAATAGTAAGACTGAAGTACAGGCTTGGTTATCAAATGATGATGAGATAAGTCCGATGTTGTTGGATCTTCCTATGGGTGTATTGATGGCAATTAATGGTGAGATAAGAAAAAAAGAAACAAACTTTGAATTAATGAATGTTGGGATCAAGAAAGAACCAACACTTAAAGTGGTACAACGAAAAAAGATAAGTGACTTACCATCCAGTAGTGTTATGGAGTTACCTGATGATTATCTTAGTTACATTCAAAACCTATTAGAAGAAAATTTAAGTAGTCCTGTTAAACAGTATCTATCATCAAATGAATTTAATGATGATTGGCAATAATAAAAATTATGAAATTTAAAAAAATAAACACAACTGGTAAAGTTTGGATCACATCGGATCTGCATTATTCGCACAAAAATATTTGTCGTGGGGTAACAATTTGGAGAACTCAAGAGGGTGAAATCCCGGTTAGTTCAACCCGTGATTTTGTTAATATTGACCATATGAACGATACTATTGTTAATAACATTAATAGTGTTGTTGGTCAAGATGATACATTAATTATGTTGGGTGATATTTCATTCGGTGGGTTTGATAACATTGGGATCTTCCTTGATCGTTTGGTTTGTAAAAACATTCACCTAATACTTGGAAATCACGACCACCACATTGAAAACAACCGAGGAGGAATACAGGATCGTTTCCTAAGTGTTAACCACTACTTGGAGGTTAATATTGAGGATAAGAACTTTGTTTTGTCCCACTATCCATTTCAAAGTTGGAATGGTTTAAACAAAGGTGTAATTATGTTGCATGGTCACGTTCATCTTCCTGAAGATCGTAAAATGGGTAATGGTAAGAAGATGGATGTTGGACTTGACGGGAATAAAATAAAACCGTATAGTATTAGTGAAATCGTTAAGATTATGGAAAAACGACCAATCTATTCTGATGTTGTTGGGGATCACCATTTGGATGATTTGGTTGATGTTGTGGGATAAATGGAGATTCCAACATATTTATTGTTATGGGAAAAAATTTAATAATTAATGAAAATCAGTTAGGGAAGATAGTAGATAACCTTTTACTTGAAAGACTTGGTGTTCCTGATTTTATATTGGACAGTGCTGAAGTACTTTATGATATTGTTCTTAATAAATTAAGAACAATTAAAGATACGTCTGAAAATTATAACTTTAACTTGAATGTTGATTTACCAATTGGTGATTTTGATATTCGTCGTTTAGAACTTACAATTAGTACTGAAGAGATTGAAGGGTATAATGGTGGTGTTGATATTGCTGGTATGGGTGTTTCTCAAGAATTTTCATTTGACAATGCGGTACTAATGAAAATTCTTGATGTGAATCATAAACTTGAATTGGAGGTTAGTTATGTTGTACCCGAGGAATGGAAACCATCTGAATTATATGATTTTTTTGTTAAAGATAAAATTAAGACGATATCCATATTTGCCCATGAGTTAAAACATAAATACGATAAGACAAAAAAGAATAAGGATCTAATTGGTAGGGATGCTGAATATCAGGTTTTCTCAAGACAGAATTTAAATTTTGGGATACCGGTGATTGGTGAGT